ATGGCTATTGCAAGAGCAATATGCGATTTGGTTTATTATAAATTAAATTCATGATCTTTTGTAAACAAAAGGTGGTGAGTCAGTTGCCCTGCATCTACGCGTGTGCTTCGCACTCTAACCGAGAGTGGGCAACCAATGACTTACCAAAGTGGGCCATGCCTCTTCAAGAGAGGATTTGATCCCTGATAGAAGTGTGTCGTCGATGACTCACCCACCAAATGTTTATAAAGATGAGGTGATATTTAAAATGTAAGGGAACACAAAAACTCAAGTTGGAAAAGAACAATCAAATTCTTTTCTGGCTTGATATCTAAGAAATCTTATAGAAGCGTAGATACCTCCTCGCCCAAAGCGAGGTAATGATTTTTTTTGAAATAGGATTAATAGCAAAACTCATGAAACAAAAATCAATACTAGAGAATATAACTTCTGTATCTTATTCAGTAAAAGAGTTTGACCCTGAAATAGAAAGCAAGAATAAAATTCCGCATAAAAGCCCCATAGCCATAATTAGAACAAAGTCTCATCCGTTCTTTACTTCAATTCATGAAAGATTGTATATTGACGGTCATAGAGTCATAGACCCACACTATCTAAAACTAATGGATTGGGAAGCACTTTCAATCCTTTATCAGGATGACGGGTCAATAGCAATAGACAAAAGACCCGGTAGACTTCCAGTAGCTTATTTACATATGAATAGGTACTCTTATGGAGACTTATTGCTAGTAAAAAAAGCCCTGAAAGATAAACTAAATCTTGAGTGGAATGTTCAAAGTGACAGTAAAGGACACTATAGGCTTCAATTGAGAACTAAGGATTACCATGAGTTTGAGAGCGGAATTGAAGCGTATATTCTTGATAGTTTTAAGTATAAAATCCAAAAATTTCGTACGGTTGACTCCGAGAAATCGGATGATGAGATAGTCTGACCTCTATATAGATATAGAGAGTGTAGCAGAAATGACCTACACAATATAACAAAAATGAGATAGAATTAACCAGACAACTGGTGGTGTGAAGGCAGTCATTGGAACTAGAGCCGCTCTTACACCAATTACTACTTTTGGTGCAGGATATACCGATGGAACTGGTGTTTCTCAAGTTGTTCCTGATAATATCAGAGAGATAATGCAGACAGGTTGGCTTGGTAAATATTACGGTGCTCCCATAAACTAAGCGATTGTGAGAGCTTTATAAATATCGGGTGAATTGCTGGAAACCCTTGATACAGTATCTAGTACCACAGTGTAACAATCTAGAACTGCAAGACAATCAGCAGCCAAGCCTCAATAAGAGAAATCTTGAGGAAGGTTCAGAGACTACGTTCAGCCTAAAATAGAAATATCATGGCAATGACACGACAGCGCCCGACATTGGAGAAACATAAAATGGTGACGGATTTAGATAAGTTTTTAGTTGATAATTATTGCACCAAACCAAAAGAGTATTTAGAACAAGAAACGGGAATAAAATTTTACACGCTGAGGTATAAAGCAGAGAAATTAGGATTGCATAGGGCTGGAATTTGTAAGTACTGCGGAAAGAAATCCTATAAACAACACGATAACGAATGGCTTTGTGGGGATTGCTATTGGAATATATGCGGGTCTAGGTGTGTAGATTGCGGAAAAGAAGTAGCGGGAAGAAGTAACCGCTGTGAAAGATGCAAACAAGTCTACGTAGGCAGATTAAATGCAAAACACGATGAAAAGTTCTGCCCAACGTGCGGAAAGAAGATAGCATTTTTAGCTAAAACCTGTGGTGGTAAGCACTGTAGACAAAGGTATGCAGTATTTACAGGACACGCAGAAGATAGAATATGTGCAGTTTGCAGCAAAGCTTTTATAGTTACCAAATACTTTGCTAGAACTAAAGCAGCTAAATTCTGCTCACAGAAATGTTACAAAGATGCTTTCTATCCAGCATTTAATAAGAATAGGGTTTTTACTCATAACGGAATAAGTATGCGGTCTAGTTGGGAAGTTAAAATAGCATTCCTTCTAGAACAAGCAAAAATAAAGTTTGAGTATGAACCACAGAGAATAGGAAATTACATCCCGGATTTCTTATTACCAGAATACAATATTTGGTTAGAAGTAAAAGGATTTATGTCCATAAAGTCTATGAATAAGATAAGAGACTTTAGAAAGAAAGGATATACCCTTTACATTATCAACGAAAAGATTTACAACCGTCTTAACTCCAATGAAGATATAGTCCAATTTTTGAATCGCACTTCAGCAACAATATGATAATCCAGAAGACTACAATGCCCTTCTACCTGCAGACAAGGTTCTGGTTATTGGAAATAACGTAGGTGAGTTTATCACTTATGGTGATGTAAAAACCAAACAATGGTCAGACATGAATCCGACTCCACCACAGTGATATCTAGAATTATTTCAACAGTTTGGTTTAATAATTGACAAGGCAGAAGGTATTTACGTCTTGAAAGTAGCTTAATAATTAGGTTATAAAATAATAAATCGGGTAGGTAGGCTTAATATCTTGCCTACCCGAAAAAAATTTAAAGGAGATAGACTAAATAATGGATAACCAGGACAGAAACATTGTTAGCGGCGCGATTAATGGTGGCGCACCACTGCGCTCATATATAAAGACTATATTGGGAAAGGTTTTTATAACTTTATGGGATTCGTTTGAGAAGCAGCCGGTTGGTGTACTACTAGAAGGAGATCCACGAAAAAAGGCCGAAACTAGCATAGTTGATATTTGGTCGGAGGAAGAGGATTTCTTTTTTCATAAAAAGAATACCAGGCATTTCGAGACCGGTGATATAATCGCTTATGTGCGAGCCAGCGATGAAAAGGAGCGCACGATAGAGGAATTCTCAGATGATGAGCTTACATCCATAATAAATAGTAAGTTCTTTGCTTTGCAAAGTACACTGAATAGCACAAAATCTATTGCGGTTCTTTTTAGAATTAAGACATTAGCTCAAGAGTTGGAAAAATCAGAACGACTTATGAAGGCCATTGATTCAAGAATATCAGAGGTTCAGGCAGAGGAATTTAAACCATCTGTTAAAATGGAGCTGTAAATGACTATAGATATAGAGATTAACATTGACTACTTGTTGCCAACCCTAAGACTTCACTTGGGAGATACTGATCCGGCCTCTTATAGATATGTGGATGGGTGGTTACGTGTTGCTCTAGTATCGGGTATAAAGTCACTTCAGAGATGGTGGGGACTGCGCTACCTTATTAATTCAACTACCAATGATGTAGAGCGTGGTACGTCATACGATTTCATTCATGCAGATCCGCCAATAATACAGGACTCTGATGAAAGGCCAGTAATACTTATGTCGTCTGTATTAGTGAAGAGTGGCCAGCTAGAATCTAACTCATGGAATGTCGGTAGTTGGAAGGATGCAGAGATTGCAGTGTCTAATATAGAGGGAAATAGGGCTAAGATGTTTGGAGTTGGTATGGACTGGGATGAGCTTAAGATGTATATACTACCACCTACAAAACGACTTTCATCGGCGCTAAGAATTTCACATCCTTCTGAAGAGGAGTAGCATACATGTCTAGAGCTATAATAGCGGATGTAAGCTTCTACGATGATGACCCAGGTATACAGGGGTATATTGACTATAATAAAATGAAGGCTGCCGGGATAAGCGGGGTGATTGTACGCGCAGGCCAGAATAAGTGGGTGGACTCTTCTTTCAAACGCTCATGGGTGGATTCAAAATTAGCAGGAATTCCCAGAGGCTCATACTGGTACTTTGATGATAGAGTGTCACCACAGGATCAGACTAGACTATGGATAAGAACACTAGGAGATGATCTTGGTGAGCTGCCATTATGCGCTGATCTTGAAGCTAGCTACGGTGGCGTTTTTGCTGATACTACTGGGTATAACTTTAAGCTATTCCTGGAT